AAGGTGACAAATTTAAAGTATTTGTTATTGACCTATTAGAAAAGTTATCCAAAGAAAGCGATAATGACCTTGATGACAAGGCAGTAGAATTTATTAAAAGAGGATTAAAAGTTGAGTAAAGTTAGCAGAGCTGGAGAGTCACAGTTTAACGAGTTACATAATCTCGTCACCGTAGAGTTCTTAAACAGAATTAAAAACGGTGAAGCAACAACTGCTGATTTAAAGGCTGCATCTGACTGGCTATACAAAAATGACATTACGGGGGTTGCGTTTGATACGTCACCCCTTAGCAAACTAGCAGACGTAATGCCAAAAATTGATTTTGATGCAGTACAAAAAGCAGTGAAACGCTAATGGCTCCAAAACGTAAACCACTTTCCCAATTACGGAGAAGTGCAAAAAATTACAGACTTAACCCAAAGTCTAGACTAAAGAAAAATGCTGCCCAAAGAACACGTAACAAAACCACAGAAAACAAAAAATATAGAGCCGAACTTAACCGTGCCAGGCGGAAGGCTGGGGCATATGGCAAGGGCGGTAAAGATTTTTCACACACTAAATCAGGAAGAATAGTGAGAGAAAATCCATCTACAAACAGAGCAAGAAATCGTGGTAAAAAATGACACCAGTACTTCCTACTTATAAACATTACACACAAAACTTAATAGTCATGACATCAGGAGACGCTAAACGTTTATGGAGAAAAGCTATTAAGGAGGCAAACAA